ATTCAGTCCGTCGGCGTGCATATAAGCATCGCCGATAGAAGCGGCGAAGCTGCCTCCCTGAAAGATCATCGTTCTAGCTGCCTGTAAATATTGGTCGTGAGTCATCGGCTCTGCTGGCGGTGCGGTGCATAGGTCGATCATCGTGTTTAGGACAACGTGAACGGCTGTAACCACTGCTGGGCTGCTGTCGCAGGCATTGGCTATGCTGTAGGCATAATTGAGCGCCTCGTCCATCGTTTCGCGGTGGGCGTACATTCCTTGGCGGTATTCTTTGGGATTGAACATTGTGACTCCTTGTAGTCGGCATAAGTGCCCGGTAACGCTCTGCGAAGCGTTACCAGTCCATCACGCGTTAAGCTGCTCGGCTTCGACTACTGACTGGGCATCGCTGCGGCTCATGCCTTGCGACATCAGCGCGTCAATGTGCTGTAACGTTTTTTGGTTTTCAATGTCCTGAATCACTTGGTCGAGAATCGTTTGCTTGTTGCCCTTGTAACCCTCGGCTTTCAGGATGGCATAGCATGATTTTCCGCTGCTCATTCGTAAGCCGCGAATCTCCAGCTTCAAGCCGCTGCGCAGGGTGCAGAGCCGGTATAAGTCGATCTGGCTGAGTGTAGTTAGTGCGTTCATGTTGTCTGCTCCTTTACTTGCTGTTGAAAAATGATGGGCTGAAATTGCCTGCGCCGTGGTCGCCTGCCTCGTCGTCATAATCGGCGATCATGTCGGCGACTTCGGTATCGCGCATCATCAGGGTGCTGCGCATCATGTACTCTGCATCAGGGTATTCGATGCCACTGCGGATTGCAGCTATCAGGCAAGCTACAAAGCCTGCTCCGGTTTTGTGCATTGCGCGGATGTCGTTGCGCGTCATTGGTGTCATGGTGTTTGCTCCTTATGCGGTTAAGTATTTGCGCTGCGCTGCGCTGTCAAATCGTGCACCGGTGATGCCATTCTGGGCAAGCTGGGCGATTAGGTCGGCTTTGTCGCTTGCTGCGGTCATCATCCAGCCTTGGGCGTGATAGACCTCGAAGCGGTTCACGTTATAAGTGACAGCACAATTAAGGCGGTCGGCGGCGGTAAGGATCAGTGCTTTCATGTCGTGCGCTCCTGTAGGGGGTGAATTAATTAACTGACATTCATATTTTCGGGGCTGAATTCAATAAATCCAATGAAACGTTTCTATGCAAAACCGAAGGCCGATAGCTACAGGCTAACGGGTAAAAGCAGGCCCAAAGCCCGGGGGCTTGCAGTTCTTAGGCTGTTCTCTCATAATCTCACCATGACTACAACACCCAAACCAATGAAGCTAACTCGTAAACAAATTAAAGAAGGCTTAGAACAGATCCCCGTCGATCAACTGTTCCATAGAAACGTTTCCAAGCAATTAACAGCAAAACAAAAGAACTTCGCGCTTGAAGTAGCGAAGGGCTCGACTGGTGCGGCTGCGTATCGTAAGCACTACGATACCAACGGAACCAAGCAAACCCAAGGGGATGCAGCGTCCAGACTTAAGAGAGACAGCCGAATAGCTGCCGAGATAGCTGCCTATGCTCTGGCTATTGAGGCCGAGAAATATCGCTCGCCTGCTGCTTTACGTGCCCTGGTGATCCAGTCACTCGTTCAAGTGGTCATAGATCCTGATGCAAAGCAGGCCACCAAAGTAGCTGCGGCAAAGGTGTTAGGCACTGTCACCGAAGTAGCTGCGTTCACGGAGCGCAAAGAGGTGAGGACAATCACAAGCAGTGAAGATGCTAGAGCAAAGGTAATGGGTGAGCTTCGCAGGCTGATGGGTTCGACTGCTACAGATGTGAATGTCATTGATGCTGCTGCCGACTCGTTACTGGCAGAGCTATCCAGTCCAGTGATCGACGATGAAATGCCGGAGGACGAAGACCCACCCATCCCCCATGACCCCGAACACTTGCGCTGACCCCCGCGCCCTACTACATACTATTCCACACAAACGATCCAAAAATCTTTCCACAAATCTCCAAAAAATTTCCCAAAAAAATTTACTCAAAACGAAACGTTTCGTTTTTTGCAAGTTTGGTTATATAGAAAGCCATGAATGATGACAAAAAGCTATAAGAGAGAAACGTTTCGTTTTTTGCAGATTTGGTTATGTTAAGAAACGAAAAGATAAGGAAAAGTTATGAAGAATGTATGGAGTCAGGTATGAGTCCGGCGCAGAAGGAGGTGTTTTTGGTGATAGATGAGTGGTGGAAGAAGTACGGGTATTCGCCTACTATTAGGGATATTGCGTATGTGAGGGGGAGGATGGGGTTGGGGAGTACGCATAAGATTGTGGAGAGGTTGGTGAAGTTGAAGGTGTTGAAGAAGATAGATGGGGCGGGGAGGACGATCCGGCCTGTGTACCAGCAGTTTAGGCATTTGGAGTAATAGATGACGGATTTTTCTAGTATTGAGAAGTTGATGGCTGGGTTGCCGATACAGGAGCAGGAGGTATTGTTATCTCAGGTGGAGGAGTACAGGACGGCGTTGGAGAGGGAAGAAGCGCAAAAGAGTTTTATGTCGTATGTGAAGATGATGTGGCCGGGGTTTGTGCATGGTAGGCATCATGCGGTGATGGCAAAGAAGTTTGAGGCTATAGCTAATGGGACGTTGAAGCGGTTGATTATTAATATGCCGCCGCGCCATACGAAGTCGGAGTTTGCTTCTTATTTGCTTCCGTCGTGGTTTTTGGGTAAGTATCCGGGGAAGAAGATTATTCAGTCATCGAACACTGGCGATCTGGCGGTTAACTTTGGGCGTAAGGTTAGGAACTTGGTGGATAGTGAGTTGTACGCCAAGGTGTTTCCGGGTGTAGCTTTGAGGCAGGACAGTAAAGCTGCGGGGCGGTGGGCGACTAATCAGAATGGCGAGTACTTTGCTATTGGGGTTGGGGGAACGGTAACGGGGAAGGGAGCGGATCTATTGATAATTGACGATCCGCATTCTGAGCAGGAGGCGTCGATGGCGTCTGGTGATCCGTCTGTTTTTGATAAGACGTATGAGTGGTATACATCTGGGCCGCGTCAGCGACTTCAGCCGGGTGGGGCCATAGTCGTGATTATGACGAGATGGGGGGAGAGGGATTTAGTTGGCCGTATTGTTAAAGATGCGGCGATGAGGGATAAGTCTGAAGAGTGGGAGATTATTGAGTTCCCAGCGATTATGCCTAGTGGTAATCCGTTATGGCCTGAGTTTTGGTCGTTAGAGGAGTTGTCGGCGTTGAGGGAAGAGCTACCTCCGGCTAAGTGGAATGCTCAGTACCAGCAGGCTCCGACTGGGGAAGAGGGTGCTTTAGTTAAGCGGGAGTGGTGGAAGATGTGGGAGGCAGAAGAGCCGCCAAGGTGTGAGTTTATTATTCAGTCTTGGGACACGGCGTTTACAAAATCGGAACGGGCTGACTATTCGGCTTGTACGACATGGGGGGTTTTTCACATGAATGAAGACCCTAACGATGTAAATATTATCTTGTTGGATGCGTTTAAGAAGAGGATGGAGTTTCCTGAGTTGAAGCAGAAGGCGATGGAAATGTATAAGGAGTGGGAGCCGGATGCTTGTGTGGTTGAGGCGAAGGCATCGGGAGCGCCGTTGATATTTGAATTACGGGCGATGGGTATTCCGGTATCTGATTACACGCCGAGTAGGGGAAATGATAAGTTTGTGCGGCTAAACTCCGTGACTGATTTGTTCCGGTCTGGTAAAGTGTGGTGTCCTGAAACACGTTGGGCGAGTGAGGTTGTTGAAGAGATGGCGGCATTCCCAAATGGGGAGCATGATGACCTTGTTGACTCAAGCACGCAGGCATTAATTCGATTTAGAAAAGGCGGTTTTATTCGTTTGGAAACAGATGAACGAGATGAAGTAAAAAGCTTCCGCCGCAAAAACGCTTACTATTAGGATACAACATGAGCATTGAACAATCCCTTAATCCCGCGCCTTTGGGTCTAACTGGTCTTATGCCGGAGGATGGCCCTGATATAGAAATTGAAATTGAGAACCCAGATGGTGTTCGGATTGGGATGGATGGACTAGAGATTGAGTTGGAGCCATTGTCTGATCTTGGTGAGTTTGGCGATAACTTAGCTGAAGATATTTCGGATAGTGAGCTAAGTAAGATTGCTGGCGACATCATTGAAATGGTGGACGCTGACATTAATAGCCGCAAAGACTGGGTAGAAATGTACGTCAAGGGATTGGAAGTCCTTGGCATGAAGTACGAAGAGCGCACCGAACCGTGGAGTGGCGCTTGTGGCGTATTCTCTACTGTGTTAACTGAAGCTGCTGTTCGATTCCAAAGCGAAACAATTTTGGAAACGTTTCCAGCC